ATTTGAGCCCCTAATAGAGTATGAGCTTCCTTCTGAAATTATTAAAGCCATTGATGAATGGGATTCCGAAGAATCAATCAGGCTAAGAAGAGTCTATAAAATCAAGCCCGAGGCACTCTTGTATATCACCGAAAGAAGTGTGCAATCGGTCCTGGAATCCTCTGAAAAAGATATTCAAGGAGATTTTCTAGAATCACTGATTGATTCTCCTTACTGGTCAAATATCCTAAAAGGCTATATAAATTCTAGGAATGAATGGATATCAGATCGTTACAATGAAATGTTCTACGATACATACTTTCCTTACAAGATGGGTGACACTCCAGATGAATGGGTAACTGCAGATAGAGAGAAGTCTCACGGGCGTGGCCTAGGACGCTCAGAAGAGGCAGGTTTGAAACGATTTCTAGATACCTTGCTCCAACGCTCAATGAGCCTTGGAGTATGGAATTGTATAAAACCAGAGGAATATATGGATTCCCTTGATTGGCTTAGTATATATAGCGAGTTGCATTCAAAATGCCTTAAAAATCTTACAAGTCAATTGCCCTTCAATGCAACAACGAAGACCTTTGAAATTTACTGAAATAATCTTGCAAGTCGGTCAATCCGCTCATCGCCAATGGGTTCATAGACTGATACACAATCACAAAAAATAGGAATAGATGATGTTCTATGATACAGAATACAATATACACTATTACTTAATAAATCACGACTAAACGATAGAAGAGTCTGGTCTTTTCCAACGTAGGTATATATATTTTCAAGGGGAGAGACGACTGTCTTCAAGGCGACTATATGAACCGATACATTTTTTGCCAAATCTGTCGTCTGTATTAAAAACCCATATGTGCCATTTGTAAATTTGCAGGAATCAATGGTTAATGATGGTAAAGGTGTAATTGTATCTGCACGAACAAGAGGCTTCACTGTTTCAGGCTTTAAGGTTGATTCTACGAGACCCATCGAGTATCTAGACTAGATAGCTTGAGAATTGTTTATGTGCTACGACATCTGTACATCAATTCAATAAGATTCGCCGTTCTTTCAGCTATTTCGAGCAACATAGGACTATCCCGCAACTCCTTTGCAACATACAAATCATGTGTCAATCGTATCCACTGCTTGACAATTCCCATATCAGGCTTCTGGTCTACAGCTAAAACAAAGGCATCACGAACATCGTCAGGTAGATCATTATACTCTGCTTGTACATGAAAATAATCAAGAAGTTCATCCCTGAATTTCCACACAGGGCCACTGAAATGCGAATCAATGGATAAAAGCTTAATGGGTTGCTTAAAATATTTAATAAAATAATTAAAATCACATTCATACGAATACAATCTATCAAAGATCCAGGAGGTTTCACCGTGTTCCTTGCACTGTTTAATGATAGACATTAGTTGCCCCCTTGTAAACACAGAATTCGTAAATGGGTTTATCGGTGGTAGAGGATTTGGAAACATATAATCCGAGTTGCTAACTCTCATTTCAATCACCTTTCTTAGAGTTGAGGCCTCAAATACATAGGACAGTTTCTGTGGAAAATCAACAATACGTACAAGCTTCTTAGGAACTTCCATTGTCACCACATCTTCCACATTCTTAACATTCTTTATACACTTATTTATACGCCATCTATGAATTAGACCATTCACAAAACGCTTTACTGTAAAAAGTTGAGTGTATATCTTCTTGACGGCTTTCCATTCATAGAGTTCTCTGCTCTTCTGTTTTTTTAGAAATTCTTGAACTATATCGGGTGGGCTCCAGTCCGATTCCAGAGGTAATCCAACATGGGTTCTCTTACTAAACATTGTAAATGAATCCATTGAAATTCCACTTGTATGCGACTTTAACAACTGTAATATTGTAAAGGTATTATAATGTTGCAACGATTCAAATTTACTTCTGATGACATCCTTTATACGCAGCATTCCAGCAGGTATTTCCCAACGAAATCCTGTATATGGTTTAAAGGGTATATGAATACTACGAAATCCATATGTTTCTGTAACGGTGGGCTTTACTTTTTTCTTTTGTATCGTCTTCTTTTTAGCCTTTATAGCCATCACTCTTGGTATGACATCCATTAAATAGGTTCTTTAAAAAATCTTTAGACCTATTCATTATTGTTATTATTCTTGAATATCAAAGAGGACAAGTTTATTTCCATTAAATATACCACATTGAACACCATTCAAACTAGATACCTCATTCGTGATTGGATTATAAATATAGGTTACCTCTTCTCTTTGTAAACGTCTTACTAGGGGCAAACAAGGTACATCTGTACTTGCGGTCATATGATTTGCGCAGAATCTAGGTGCTGAACCAAAGGCTGGACATCTACATCGTAAGTAGACCTTTGCGTGCTGTGTAATTGCCTGACACTGATAGACTGCATTCTCATCGTCCGGTAATAGAATAAACTTAGAGGACTCTTCCAGTTTCAAGTGTGCAATGATTTCCTTTGGAGAGACATTTAACTCTGCTGCAACCTCCTTTGCCAGAGCAATACCCTTTGTAAATAAGACGGCTTCCAGACTTTCCCACATAGACTTGGGAATTGAATAAGGTTGTAACATTGTACGGTGTGCGCTATAGTCGGGCGGGCCGATTTCATTTTTTACAGTAAGCATCTAAGGGATGGTATCTCCTTCAGAATGGGGGCCCAATGCCTGGGAACTCTTACACGGAATCGCTGAACGTGTAGGAAATCATTCTAATAAAACTTTAATACGAGATGAACAAACCGAACTTAAATTGACACTACGGCATTTTGGAGCCTTACTCCCTTGTACAAAGTGCCAAACCCATTATAAGGAATGGATTCGGAAATCCTTTCCAAATACCTTCTTATATGGAGACTACTTGAAGGATGATCTTCGCGTATGGCTCTTTCATTTACACGAGGATGTCAATCGGCGCAAGGAGATTCAATCAGCGGTAGCTATTGATACTCTTCAAGAACGTTATAAGGCTATTGATTTACGGGCAGCAGCTATAAAGCTGAGATCCGTATATCAACGAGGAGTTCAACTAAATGTTCTAAAACCAGAGGAATGGAAAATGGCCTGGAAACATCTTGATTTTCTCTTACGATTTATTGGTGTTTAATAATTATTAAAAGAGAATAGACATATGGGGTATGATTATTTAATGAATATTGCAACTATTATGTTTTTTATTTGCTATATTCCTGAATTGTATGCGAACTATAAGAATAAGAATTCAAACATATACAATCTTCCTGAAAAAGCAATTACTCTAAGTGGAACCGCCTTCGCCTTTGCCTATGCCTTATCTATGAATGATAGTGTATTAATAATGAATTATGCACCACTTCTTAGCCTAGATATAATAGCCCTTTTAATGAGAGGCTATTATACATATAAGAATCACTATGTAAAACCACAAATTAATCAACCAAGCACCGAGCCAATCGTTTAGTCTGATGAACAAACAATTGGATTGGGTGTTGATGACCCAGGTGGTATAATCTGTGATAAGATTCCAAACAAATCTGATGAACGTGCACCACACTTCTTTGATAAAATATACACCTGTACTCCTATATATCCAGCAAGGGCAGCTGATAGTAGACTTAATCCAATTCCTAACATGCCACGCCCCTCACATCCACGCATAAGTCCAAAGCGTACCGCTAAGATAATAAGGGCAAAAATGCAGGTAGATACAATAACAAAGATAGATTGAGTATTTCTCTTTTCAACACCCATTTGATCTGAAGAAGGCTGAGCAGGGGTCATTAAATTGTCTAAGGCATTCATTATGGCATATCCTATAAAGAATGCAAGACTCATTAGCCAATAACTGGGCACAGATTCTCCACCGGAACTATCAGCCTTATAGCTTGTAATTGTAGGTTTTCCTCCTATCGAGGGTATTAAATTACAGGTATCTCCCGTAGACCGTGTCCAAGATACGCGGCTTAAGGGTGCAACCTTATTTAGGATAAATCCGAGAGCGCTTTGCATTATAAAAGTATAAATAGGCATTAAAATTCCAAGTCCAAGAACAAGATTCGCGTGAGCAATGGATCCAGTCGTAATGGTAAATATAAGCGAGGTTGTCCCTAGAACAATGGGTAATTGTTGAACACCGCGGTATAGATATTCTTTTGTTCCTCCTATTATCCCTGATGCACTCACCAGAGACATTCTCTAATGTTCTCTACTTTTTTAATTCAATCAACTGGCTGCAGCACAAACAAACATCGGCTTTCCACGCTCCTCTGATGTCTGTATCATCGGTAAATTTAAGATATTAATTCCATCACGACCAAAGAGTGCCTTATTTTGTTGAATTAAGGCCATTCCCATTAATCCACCTAAGATCAAGGATACAAATAGAGTTCCAAAGGATTCACAACCGTATGAATAACGGAAGGCTAGCATAGCTAATAATAATAAAATTCCCATTGAAACACCAACCGTAGTGCGTGTAGCCAAATCACCTCCTAAGGCCTTAATTTCACGACTGAACTCATTCATAGATGAAATCATATATGTAATGATAGAACTCAAGAAGAACATAACTGGTGATGGGAGATATGATGGAATACCAATGGTTTCAAGAAGAGAAATTCTCATCGAATTCGGAAAATGAAAGCCTGGCTGACATACTCCGTGCATTGCATCGGGTCCAGCACCAATAGGTGCAATACCTCCGATGATATTCCCTAGAATACGCTGTATAAACATAACCTCCACCATTGTAAACAGCATTACAGCATACGATTTGCACATACTCAATATACTCAATACAGCTGTTCCAAGGACAATACTATCCGGAAGTAATCTAAGAGACTCTGCGCCAACAGGTACAAGAGTTTGACTTATTAAACCATAAACTAATTCATATAATGTTGCTTTATTTGTTGAACTGGCGGACATAAGGCCTATCTAACATTATCTTATAAAGCAATGGGCATCCCTTCGTATTATGGAACACTCATTACAAAGATACCACACGCTATACAAAGAAAAGCACCTGAAAAAGTATCAGCACTAGTTGTTGATATGAATTGTATGATTTATCACGTTTTACGAGAACCAGCAATGCAAGCAAATCCATATACCGGTGAGGCTCAAAGACTCAACTGGGAACGAGTCCTTCAGGATGAAGTATGTAAATATTTGACCCATATCTGGCGTTCAGCCGGTTCACCTAGGCAAGTCTATGTAGCCCTAGATGGCGTAGTCCCTTACGCAAAAATTAAGCAGCAACGCTTTCGCAGATTCAAGTCCGCGGCTGCTAATACCAAGGCCAATGAGGCAACATGGGATACCAATGCGATTACACCTGGGACTCTCTTTATGAAGCATATGGGAGATACCTTGAGGGTTGCAGGAACGAAGCACGGCTGGACAATTAGTGATACAGATGAACCAGGTGAGGGTGAGCACAAGGTTCTACGTTGGCTACTTTCTCAGACAATCCAGCCTGGTGCCGTAATTGTCTATGGTCTTGATGCAGACTTGATTCTTCTGTGTCTTCTAGCCGGAGATAAACTCGGCGTTAACTATCCGATTTTGCTATTAAGAGAGGCAATGGCTTTCGGGAGACTTGTACGACTCAAGGATTCCGATGAAGTGGACCTTGGATTCTTTCAAGTCTCCGTTTTAATGGATATCCTACAACGTGGTGGCCCCTGGTCAAGGGTGCAACTCTATGACTATATCTTTGGAATGACCTTCTGTGGAAATGACTTCCTGCCTACCGGTCTTTCATTGCGCATCCGTGATGACGGGCACACAATTCTTTTGGCCTGCCTTCGTGACATCTGGACCTCTGGTCTAAACCTAGTAAACTTCAATGCAGATGGTATCGCTGAACCAAATCCAAAGGGGCTTCAGATGTTTGCAGGCTGGATGGTTAAGCAAGAGGAACGTCTCATTGTAACGATGATACAACGCAAGATGAATGGGCGGCTTAGTGAGAATCATGATGATAATCTTCCACTCATTGAGCAAGCCGAGAAACCTCTAATCAATACTCTAGATGATAGAATACAACTAAAATCTGACTGGCAAACAATCTATGCTCATCTTGCACTCGGCGAATCAACAATAGACCAACGGAAAACAAGGGTTGAAGACTTCTGGAAGGGCTGGTGTTGGGTTCTTGATTACTATCAGGGCTTACCCGTTGATCTTGAGTGGGTATACCCCGCAGGTTACCCTCCCACGTGGAGAGACCTTTATAATTATTTTTCAGTCGTGAAGGTGAATTGGATACAAAGAGATTCTTTGAAGCCCCAGGAGCAACTTGCTCTTGTATTACCTATGAGCAGCTGGAGTCTTCTTCTAAAAACTCCGTATCGTAGTCTCCCTTCTCTTATACCCCAATACTGGCCTCAGGGGTTTGCTCTTGAGTCGTTTGGAAAACGCTTCGGCTGGGAATGTGAGCCAATGATACCTATGCTAACCCCTGGGCGACTACGATTCGAAATGCGCTCTACTAACCAAGGAATGAATCCATAGGTATAGAAAGAATGGGGAACAATATATCAGTTGCAACAGGCATTCCCGATGCTCACATAAGAATTTACAAAAACCTCCTACAAATCCAGGCTCCCGCCACGCGTCTCCAGATGTTAGAAACTCTCCTTGCTGGTCAGGAGTATGTCAGGAGTATTAAACAAGCTGGGATCTATGGGCCGATTCTTTCTTACATCGCTTCAATCCGTCGTGGAGATACCTCCTTCCTTCCCGGAGAACAAACAAGTGGCCATCAACAACAGGTACAGCGATATACCGAACCCACAAGGGTCTCTGGACAAGCTAGACAACAAGAAAGTCGCATTGTTACCTCATCCGGAGACCCAGGTGCCCACACAAAGGCCATCACCTTCTTCTCACAATGTTTACAAGTAATGGGCTTGGAAGAAGAGGTAGCCCTCAATGAACAGGCGCTCAAGGCTGCATACAAAAAGGTATCAATGAAGGCACATCCAGATAAGGGAGGGTCAGAGGAGGAATTCGACAAGGTCACTCGCGCCTACGCCTATCTCGGTGAGATTCTCCGGCGTGTTCGTGGAGGTCGTTCCGGTGAATTGGTAAGTATGGCCGAAGAATCTCCCGCCAGACTCGCTGGAACCAGAGAACAGGCTTCCGAGGTTTGGAAAATGAAGGAGCCAGTAAAACTCAACGCCAAGAATCTGAATATGGAAACATTCAACAAAGTGTTTGAGGAAACCAGACTCCCCGATCCAGATGGAGATGGTTATGGAGATTGGTTAAAGAACCCGGAAGGCGGAGGGAACTCCAATAAGTTCGGCGGTAAATTCAATCGCTCCGTTTTCAATGATGCCTTTGATTCTGAAATACGGTCTCGAGCACAACAGGGAAATGCTTTTGCAATGACAAATCGGCAACCGGAGGCTCTTATAATGGCACCTAATCTCGGAATCGAACTCGGAAGAGAGCGCCCGGACGATTTCACTGGAGCAAATCTGAATGGCCTCAAATATACAGATCTGAAGAAGGCCTACACGAGTGATTCAACCTTTAGTCATCAGGTGGCCGGTGTTCAGGTGTCCAGTCGTTCCTATGAAACGGCATCTGCAGAAAGAAAGGGGGCTGTTGCCCCCTTAACATCTGCTGAACTAGAATCTGTTGCTGAATCGGAACGTTATATGCAGCAGCGCCAGGCGAATCAGGCTAACAGAATTGCTCAAGAAGATAAGAGGGTTACTGAGCATTTCCAACGTCTCCAGAAGTATGTCATTACAAACCATTAGTTTAATCCTAGGCTTCATCAGAAGAGATGAAGGACTGGGTTCTGCCAATGACAATAGCAGTTATTGCAACTATTGCCATTGCTGTAGGAGCATCTGTAAGTCAAGGAATGATTGGAACAAATCCTTTTGAAGCCAAGGACTTATTCAATCGTGATATGGATAAACCTGCTATCTGGTTATTCTACGACACTTCTATACCGAATAGTCGCCGGAGTTCCGATTATCAGAGTCGGTCATCAAGAGCCTTGAATCTTCCATTCTTGAATTTGTGTTTTGAATCTATATCAAAGCATAATTCTTCAACCTATCGTATTGAAGTCGTAAGTGGAATGGACGGTCTCGCTGAGAAACTCGGAGGATGGGAGAAGCTTCCGTCTAAGTTTCAGAATCCCTTGGTTACCCTAGAATCTGCAGATTTTGCCTGGATTCGTGCGGCACTTTTGGCTAAGTTTGGAGGGCTTTGGGTTGCTCCTGCGACAATATCTTTAAAACCCTTTGGCCCCTTACCAGCCAAACCTGTGTTCTTCGGAACAGATTCAGATGAATCCTTCGCCGGAACGGCCGGAACAACCGTTCCAAATTTCCAGGTGACCTGGTCTCCATCTGCAGGAAACCCATTCTGGACCGCCTGGGAAGCCAAGTCAAGAGCGAGACTTGATTCCTCTGCTGGTGGTGATACAGCACGTTCAGCCGATAAGTGGGAGTATCTTGCCTTAACAAACTTACACCCTGGTTCTGAAGTTCGCCCTCTAGCGGAGGTGGGTCGTAAGGGAGCCGCCGGTAGAAAGATTCAGATTGAAGACCTTTTGGCTTCAGGGCAAGAAGGCGATATGCCATTTGCTATAAGTGATCTTGGTCTCTATGTTCCAATTCCTTGGCCTGAATTGAAGGTCCGTAGAGCCTTTGGTTGGTTTTTGCGGATGTCAGAGGACCAAATCGCAGAAAGTGATTTGGTTATCAGAGATTTATTCCATAGAGCAGGTGTTTTATGAGTCTAATTACAAAAATAGAACACGTATTTCCTCTCCTTGAGCTAACATACGAGGTGTCACAGGGTGCATTTGATACACTGTGCGTTTCTTGCCCAAGTGAAGGCGTTCATAACTATTCAATCCATATCCGTGAAGGGGGAGTACGTGCCGGAGAATTGTGATGACTCTCCTGGAATCAAGGGAATCAAAATATCTTTTAGCCTTGCAAGGTAAATAGTATGGTTCTAGCAAGGGTGCCCACGCATCGAGTGTATCCAATTTGAGTTCTTCAGCGCAAAAGAGTTTTGTATCAGTTAATCCGCTAAATCCAATTTCTCTTAGAAATAATAATACAACATCAATTTGTGGTAACTCTCGGAAGAGCTTACTCATTCTGCTCTATGCTTTTACTTGATACACCGAGACTCCAGGGCTTCACTTCTCCGCAAGCAGTCATCAAATCTAAGATACTTGATCGTGATTGACTATGGTAAATCCAGCTCTTAATTAGGAATTGCTGAATATTATACCAAGCACGGTGGTCAATGACATTCATTACGACAATATTGTGCTCCAGCTCAAATAGGATATCCTCAAAAGAATATCCTAATTCCCAGATACGATACATTTGCTTTTCACTTGCATCCCAATTGCAATTCATTAACATAGTGAGCAAATCCTTCATTGCACCCCAGATATTTGGATCAAAGGTGGTTTTAATGTAATCCACTTCTAGCTTTTTCCATCCTTCAGATAACTTCAAGGCATATAGCATACGTGCAAGACTCTGGAATTTCATTACAGAACATATCGATAGGGTAATCAATTCATTGTATGCATCATCACTATAAGACCCTGGAGGGAACCCTTCACGCCTTAGAATCTCAATGAATATTTCAGGATTGTTCGATGGCTCAATGAGAATAATGTGACATCTTGATTGCAGTGGTGTAATAAGTGCATCTTGATTTTGACTAATGAATAAGAATCTCGTAATATGATCAAATGTCTCCATAGGTCTTCTTAGGGCCTGTTGAGAGATTGCAGGTAAGGTATCACAGTCGTCAATTACAATCCATCTGTAGATTCCCTTCTTGGGTGCAATCCAACGTACGTGGTCATTCAAGATTTGACGAAAGGTGTGAATTCCACGGTCCTGGTGAGAGGCAATTTCAACACAGTATTCTTTTTCTTCTTTTTTTGAGATATTATGGTGCTTGAAATAGGCTTTCAGGAAATCCTTTGCTATACTAGATTTTCCAGTGCCTGGAAAACCAACTAGAAAAATATGAGGAGGGTTATCTAAGCAAGCTTCTAATTGATTTACAACAGTATCCATTCCAACTAGGGATGTCTGTATTCTTTGAATTGGCACCGAGGCCATCTGAAGATAGATTGGTCTTATGTTCTTAAATCCTGGCGCAGATTTATTAATAAATGGCCTAAACCATCATGGTATGATGAAATATAGATGGTTGACCTATATTCTGTACTTGGAGTGTCTAAGGATGCTGAAGCATCTGATATTCGTACGGCCTATAAGCAACTTGCAAAAGAGCATCACCCAGATAAGGGTGGTGACCCTGAGAAGTTTAAGGAGCTCAGTCAGGCTCACGAAATCTTGAGCGATCCACAGAAGCGTAGAACTTATGATATGACAGGGAGTATATCGGATCAACCTGAGCAAGGCAATCCGTTTGGAGGGATGCAGGGTAATCCTTTTGGAGGTATGCCTGGTATGTTCGGTCATATGTTCGGTGGAATGTTTCCTGGAGGTATGCCTGGTGGTATGCCTGGAGGACAGAGAAGACGTCGTGAAGGAAAGTCTCCAGGAAAGACACAGGAAATCCCTCTGCGTATTTCAGATTATTACCACGGTCGCCAAATCAATATTAAGTTTGGCCGTCAGGCATTTTGCAAGCAATGCAAGGGCAATGGTGCAGCATCCACAAAGAAGTGTGAGCAGTGTA